CCAGCCGCCGATTGATCCATTCAACGGCTCAACGACACTGGTGCTTGCTCCTGGGGTGATGACGGAAATGGCCGCCGCGTTAGAACTGTGGGCCAACAATCCTATGATGGGTAAGTGCCCGGCGATCGAAGTGCGTCAAACCTTGCCTGCCGGTAGCGGCTACGGATTTCGCGCGTGGCGTGACGGCGACAACGAGGATATGCGGTTGCTGGGCCTAACCGTCGTTTGGGTGCTCATGCCCAACCGCAAAAGATAAGGGAGTTCATGTGGATGACGCGAGCAGTGGTTTCGGGGTCGTTCGTTGTTGCGATGATCGTGTCGGCTGGTATGTCGTACTTGTCTGGCGTGGGCCGCGAGTGGATGTTTCTGCATGGTATTGTTCTGGGTCTGTGGGTGTCGACTTGGGCGAGGGACGTCGAAAGGTAGGGAGTTCTACGAGATGCCTCGGACGGTGTGTTGGTTCAGCGCTGGCGCGGCTTCGGCCGTAGCGACGCAGCTTGTGCTGCGCGCTGATCCGACCGCTGTCCCTGTCTATTGCGAGACCGGTGCGGAGCATCCCGAAAACAGCAGGTTCATTGCCGACTGCGAAGCGTGGTTCGGCCGTCCAGTCGAGCGCATCCGGTCTGATCGATACGCCGACACTTGGGACGTTTTCGAAAAGCGCCGCTATCTTGCCGGCATCGACGGCGCGCTATGCACGGTGGAGCTGAAGGTGATGCCCCGGCTGGCGTGGCAGATGCCGACCGATGTCCATGTGTTCGGCTATACCGCAGACGGTCCCGACGTGGCGCGCGCAAAGCGCCTCCGCGATACCTATTTCGAGATGCAGATCAGAACGCCGCTGATTGATCGCGGGCTGAATAAAGAAGCGTGTCTTGCCATGATTGAGCGGGCCGGCATCGCACTGCCGCCGATGTACGCGCTTGGCTTCCAGAACAACAATTGCATCCCGTGCGTGAAGGCGACGAGCCCGGCATATTGGGCGCTGGTGCGGCAGCAGTTCCCGGAGCAGTTCTCACGCATGGCGAAGCTGTCGCGCGACCTGGACGTGAGACTGTGCAGGATCAACGACGAGCGTCGGTTCATCGACGAGATACCGGCAGACCATCCGACGACAAACCCGATCTCGCCAGCGTGTGACTTCCTTTGTCATATCGCTGAGCAAGAGTTGATTGCAGAAGCAGCAGAGTAAGCGAGGGAGCCAAGCCGTGGAATTGTTCGACAAGAACAAGCGCAAGATCGAGCCCGGCAACGTGCTCAAGGTCTTCCACTTCGTCGGCGCGCGGCGCAAGCGGCACTACATGTACAAGCAGGCAGTCGATTACCAGCCGCACCCCAATTCAGCGGGTGGCTATCTCAAGATTAACCACCTGTGCAAGCCCGGAAGCATCGACCGCATCGGTGACACGTACTACCTTGAAGCGGCAGACGGCCGCGTGCTGAGCGACTACGAAATTGTTCAATAGGGAGCCGAGGCATGTCAGACGCCGACTACGACCACTTCGAGCCAGACATCCCGGACGGGCATGTGCTTTGCCCGCGATGCAATGGCCACATGGAAGTAAACTGTCACTGCGGCGGCGATCTGTGCGTGTGCGACAATAACGGCGACATGCCGTGTCCGTTCTGCGGCGGTGAGTACGGCGGTGAAGGGTACGTTCCCAAGGAAAAAGCGGACCGCTACTACGCTCGGCAAGCTGAAATTCATGCCGCGTTCCGCGCTGTCATGGCTGACAAGTAGGGAGCCGCAGGTGGCAGCTTACGAGGCAGCAGGCGAGAGCGACGAATGGTACACTCCGCGCTACATTTTCGACGCGCTCGGGGTGACGTTCGACCTGGACGTGGCGTGCCCGCTCAATGGGCCGCGCCATGTTACGACGCTCGCTTGGCTATCGGCCGACGCACTCTCGAAGGAGTGGCGCGGCCTTGTCTGGATGAACCCGCCGTTCGGGCATCAGTCAACCAAGCGCGCGTGGCTGAAGAAATTCTTTGACCACGGCAACGGCATCGCCCTGGTTCCAGATCGGACCAGCGCACCCTGGTTTCAGGAATACGGGCCGCGTGCCGATGCGATCCTGTGGGTGTCGCCAAAGATCAAATTCGAACGGCCGGACGGTACGCGCGGCGAGTGGCCCGGCACCGGCACTGCATTGTTCGCGTGCGGTCCAGTGGCGGTTGCCGCGCTCGTGCGTTCACGGCTCGGCTTCGTCACCGTGCCATCAATTGCAATCGCAGCAGAGCAAGAGAGGGAGCCGACAGATGCGGGATGATCTGAAGAAGGTCGCGGCTGGAATTGGCGAGCTATACGCCGCAGCGATGCACGATTACCAGATCGCCAGTTGGAATGACGTCGGTTTGCATGGCGTGCCGATTAAAGTGTGGCGCGAGGCGTATGCGGAAGGCTGTAAGGATATGGCGACCGCTGTCGGCGCGCGACTGGACGATGCCGACAAGGACGATTTCAAAGCCGAAGTTCTTGCAGCCATCAAACAGCACGCACCAGAGCCCGCTGCAACGTAACGAAGGGAGCCAAGGGATGCAGTGGGTGATTTCACAAGCGCCGAATGACCAGGCGACGTGGCCGTCGCATGTTCCGGACAAGATCGACGCCGCCGCATCGTGTGATGCGTCGCATCTGATCGACGCTCTCGCGAAATCTGCCAGGATTGAGGATGGTGCAATCGTGGTGCCGCAATGGGCGCTGTTCCAAGTTGCTGCGCATCTGATGCACATTCACAAGTTTGGCTTTCTCAGCAACGAAAATTAGGCAGGATGGAGCCAAATCATGAGGGGAATATTCTTGTTGGGCATTGCCTACGTTGGGATGGTGGCTGCTGATGTCCTACGGATGGCATTCGGGGCGGTCCCCAAGCTCAGCGCGACAACCATTCTGCTGGTGTTTGCTCTGATTTCAATCTGGTGGAGCATGCGGAACGGCGTGCGTGTTGTCCGCGACGAAACTGCCGAACGGGCGCAGCAATGTCAGTGATCAATGAACCTCAGGAGGCGAGCGTGGAACGGTTTGTGCTATTGGAACAGATGATCTTGTCGGGCCAACTTGATGCGAAGCAGATCGACGATGAGATGCGCAACGATCCGGAGTTCCATCGCTGGTATCTGGAACGGGCAGAAGAGCGCCAGTGCGGGAGGAACCTGTGAAGCCCAAATCCGGCAGCAAGAGTTCCATCGTCCGCATGCTTCTGCGCAACGGCTTGTCGACCACTGAAATCAAGGAACGCACCGGCTACAGCACGGCATTCATCAGCACGGCGCGGTGGAAAATGAACCACTACGAACGCTGGCTTGAAACCCATCGTGCTCAAGTCAAGAGATCTTATCACAAAGCAAAGCAACAGCAGGCGTCCCAATGAACAGACCCATTGCAATTGGCCCCGTGCTGGACGCGCCAGAGGCGTTCCGACATGCCATGGAAGGGCAGATGCGGCGCGATCAACCGCCAGCGCCGAAGCGTGATTGGTGGTCTGTTCGCGCCGCAGAATGGGCCAATGCAATGCTTGCAGCAGAACTAGAGCAATACAAGCCAGAGGGAAAGAAATGAGCCACACACCGGGACCGTGGAAACTTGGAGAATTTGAAGAACATTGCGGGTACAATTGCATGTCTTCGGCCGTTTCGGCCGGCCATGCTGTGTTCGACGGCAAGCACTACGGGCAGGCATCTTGTCAGGACATTGAGCCGGAAGCCAAGGCCCGCATGATTGCGGACGCACGACTGACATCCGCCGCTCCGGATCTGCTGGAAGCGCTGGAGACCATCATGAAGTATCCAATCATTCCAAACACAATTGGATATGAGATGGTCGACACGGCCCGCGCCGCCATCGCGAAGGCTCGCGGACAATGAGCCCAACAGAGGTCATCAAGCGGTTGCGCGAGCTACAGAGTGGCACGGGTACTGCCTACTACATTGAGGCGATCAAGGCCGCGATTTCAATCATTGAGACGAGGAACAGGCCGTGACTGACATCGTGGAGAGGCTGAGAATCGAAGAGCGGCGTCATCGCGACGGCTTCCCGTGCGGGAGGCGGGAGGCGGCCGATCTGATGGATGCCGGAGCGTGCAAGATTGCGGCGCAAGACGAAGAGATAGCGGCATTACGCGCCGCACTGGCGGCATACGAAAACAACCCGCTGATTGTTGCCAATCAAGAGGGCACGATCAACGTCACAGAGACCATTGCAAAAGCCGTAACCGCAGAGCGGGAAGCGTGCGCGAATTCTGCAATGGCGGCACTTGAAGCAGAAGATCCAACCTTGGATTGGAAATGGGTTGGCGCAGCCATCATGGCGAGGACACTTCCTTTTTTACCAGAAAAGGCCATCTGATCGACTAGCGCTGCTGTGGCCCGGAAATGGCTCGGGATGCTGCGGCCAACCCGTACGGAACACAAGGCAGCCACCACGGCAACGTGCAGCGACCTTGGGAGAAATTGCCCGGCGACAGTGGTCAAAGCCGGGCGGCGGAGCAAAGCAGGGTAGTCCGTCCTGCCAGCAGCGCTAGTCGATCAGGTTTCAACTCTGTCAAGAAAGGCCACCAGATGAACGAGCAGACCGGCACTGATCACGATGACGTGCACCCAGAGGACGGAGCGTTAATCAATGCCGTGGTCAACGCTCATGCGCTCGGCATGCGGATCAGCGAGCACCACGCGCTGCAATTGCTGGCGATGATCGGGATGGACGGCGATATCGCCGACGAACTGCTGACGGCGGCGCGTGAAGAAGCATCACAACCGTAAGGAAGTCCATCACGATGGATGATCGCGAACTTTTCTTGAATGGTGTCCTGGCATTCAGCGATGTGTTCCGTTCGCTCAATATGGACGTTGGCGCTGTCACGGTTGTCGTCAGCGAGCGGGATGGGCGAACCATGGAACACATTTTGACGCAGAAAGACAATATGGTGGCAAGTGCGCTGTACGATGACCGCTATTCGACGCCGAAGGCAGATCGAACCATTCGCGAGTTCAAAATCGCTGGCGTCACGTTTCAGTATCGTGTGAAGCCGTTCATGCTGCCGAACGGAGATGTGATCTAGCAATCCAGAAGGGCCGCTAGGATGACAGACGATCTACTGCCCGTTGACGAGGCTTTGCAGACCATCCCCGAAGTCGGCAGGCCGTCAGCGAAGAGGTTCCGCGCCGCTGCATTGGCTGCTGGTGTAAACGTCCTTACCGGACGGCAGATGATGGTAAGGCGTTGCGATATCGTGAAGGTTTTGGAGTCGATGACGAAATGCTCAAGCTTGAAATCAGGGGCAAGAAAAAAACCTTCTGGATCGTCGGCACTGCCGGCGGAAAGCGCATTAGACAAAGCGCGAAGACTAGCATCCGCAGCCACGCAGAAATCATCCGGGCCAAACTTGAAACCGAACTTGGCGAGCGCCAGATCTTCGGGGCCAAGCGCACTTGTACTTTTGCCGAAGCCGCCGTCCATTACCTGACGCAAGGCGGAGAAGCCCGGTTCATGTCAAAGCTCCTGGACGAGTTTGGCTTGATCAAGATCGCCGACATCACGTCCCCGATGGTCGCGGATGCCGCACGCAGGATGTATCCCGATGGCGGTCCTGCCTACCTCGTGCGCGTGGTCTACACGCCGCTACATGCGACGATCCGCAAGGCCGCCAAAGCCGACATGTGCGAACTCAAGATCTTCGACAAACCGAAGGTGCCGAAACGCGAAGCGACGGACTACGCCACAGACGCGTTCTTGATGAAGTTGCTGGCGGACGGCCTCACGACCATCGAACAGAAAGCCGTGGTCCTGCTGATGGCGTTCACGGGCGCACGCGATCAGGAAGCACTCTCAATCGAGTGGCATCAGATTGATTTCACCGACCGGAGCGTGGTTCTGTCCAAGACCAAGAACGGCGATCCGCGCCGGGTGAAGCTCGCGGACGTGGTGATCGACGCGCTGATTGCCATGAGCCCCAAGCCGTCAGGCCGCATCTTCGGCTATTCTTCGCGCTACAGCCTCATACAGATGGTCAAGAGGGCCTGCAAGCGCGCCGGACTGGATTACCTGTCCCCGCACGAGATCGGCCGCCACGGCTTCGCTGCGAGGCTTCTAGCGGCAGGCCATAACCTCAAGATGGTTCAGGAGGCGGGCGGCTGGAAGACGATCCGGATTGTAGCCGAAACCTACGGCCATTTGGAGCGGTCCAAGGTTGACGATGCAATCAGCGACGCGGGCTCTAGACTTGCAGAGGCAATGCGGAGTGCGTCGTCCAAGGTGGTCAAGTTGCAGCGGCCAGCCTGAATGGGCCGGGCTGGAATTTCCAGTGGAACCCCGTTGGAACTGACATGAAATTGGCAGATGGCACGAAACGTTGGGATTTTCTCAATGTTTTCAGGGAATTCCAACCCTGAGCACTCCCATGTCAAGGTAGTGTTCAGGTGTGAAGGAAAGTTCGAAAATCGCCGCAGACAGTGGGATTTCGCGTGGTTCCGGTTGGTCCGTGGTGACTGATCAGTGCGCCAAGTCGTCCGAAGTGCCGGAAGGCGGGGTACCTAAGATTGGCATAGTTAGCGTTGCGCGAAAATGCTGGCGCACATATTGCAATGGATATGCAACCTAAAGCTATCGTCACAATCCGCTACCACGGCATCCTAAACCTTGGATCTTTCAAACCAGAGATGATGCTTGCCGCTGAATAGGTGTCTGCCAGATCGAACCCCGCAGCCTCCGCAATCTCGTCCAGCATCGACTTCTGTTGACGCACAATCGCCTCTAGGTCTGAGATGCGCTCTCGTGCCAGGAACAATTCGTGGTTGCGGTCGATTAGTGTGCTGCCGCGATGGATTGCAACCTGCGTTGGATCGGTCACTGGTCTGCTTCCTTTAGGATTGCGTTTCAGTTCGGCACTCTTTCTATTTGGCTATTCCTGGGATGCGAACGGCCCTTTCTTCGCCGCACTCGCCGCACTGCACGCGGAGTGTGAACAAGTCGGACGGATCGATCCAGACATTCCAGCATCCGCAACAGTGTTTGCGTGCCGTACCGTCCGCATTCGTGTCGCCGTGCCCTTCCTGCGTCAGCCAGCGTGTCCAGCCGTCACGCAGACGACGATTGAATTCAAAATCATATGTAGCTGCTGCCATCCACTAGAACTCCCTGTTGGGTTTGGGAAGTACAATATCCCGAATTCTCCAAGTTCCCATGGTCCCGGTGTGTGCTTCATTTCTTCCCCTCCGGCTTGAGTTGCCCTCGTTCTGCTGCAAGCATTGCATATGCCAATTCTGCAACGCGAACAGACCACCAATCACGCTCCGGGGCTGGCGGTTTATCGCGCCGCATCTGCCCTTCCATGGCATGTCGGAACGCCTCTGGCGCGTCCAGCACGGGGCCAATTGCAATGGGTCTGTTCATTGGGACGCCTGCTGTTGCTTTGCTTTGTGATAAGATCTCTTGACTTGAGCACGATGGGTTTCAAGCCAGCGTTCGTAGTGGTTCATTTTCCACCGCGCCGTGCTGATGAATGCCGTGCTGTAGCCGGTGCGTTCCTTGATTTCAGTGGTCGACAAGCCGTTGCGCAGAAGCATGCGGACGATGGAACTCTTGCTGCCGGATTTGGGCTTCACAGGTTCCTCCCGCACTGGCGCTCTTCTGCCCGTTCCAGATACCAGCGATGGAACTCCGGATCGTTGCGCATCTCATCGTCGATCTGCTTCGCATCAAGTTGGCCCGACAAGATCATCTGTTCCAATAGCACAAACCGTTCCATGCTCGCCTCCTGAGGTTCATTGATCACTGACATTGCTGCGCCCGTTCGGCAGTTTCGTCGCGGACAACACGCACGCCGTTCCGCATGCTCCACCAGATTGAAATCAGAGCAAACACCAGCAGAATGGTTGTCGCGCTGAGCTTGGGGACCGCCCCGAATGCCATCCGTAGGACATCAGCAGCCACCATCCCAACGTAGGCAATGCCCAACAAGAATATTCCCCTCATGATTTGGCTCCATCCTGCCTAATTTTCGTTGCTGAGAAAGCCAAACTTGTGAATGTGCATCAGATGCGCAGCAACTTGGAACAGCGCCCATTGCGGCACCACGATTGCACCATCCTCAATCCTGGCAGATTTCGCGAGAGCGTCGATCAGATGCGACGCATCACACGATGCGGCGGCGTCGATCTTGTCCGGAACATGCGACGGCCACGTCGCCTGGTCATTCGGCGCTTGTGAAATCACCCACTGCATCCCTTGGCTCCCTTCGTTACGTTGCAGCGGGCTCTGGTGCGTGCTGTTTGATGGCTGCAAGAACTTCGGCTTTGAAATCGTCCTTGTCGGCATCGTCCAGTCGCGCGCCGACAGCGGTCGCCATATCCTTACAGCCTTCCGCATACGCCTCGCGCCACACTTTAATCGGCACGCCATGCAAACCGACGTCATTCCAACTGGCGATCTGGTAATCGTGCATCGCTGCGGCGTATAGCTCGCCAATTCCAGCCGCGACCTTCTTCAGATCATCCCGCATCTGTCGGCTCCCTCTCTTGCTCTGCTGCGATTGCAATTGATGGCACGGTGACGAAGCCGAGCCGTGAACGCACGAGCGCGGCAACCGCCACTGGACCGCACGCGAACAATGCAGTGCCGGTGCCGGGCCACTCGCCGCGCGTACCGTCCGGCCGTTCGAATTTGATCTTTGGCGACACCCACAGGATCGCATCGGCACGCGGCCCGTATTCCTGAAACCAGGGTGCGCTGGTCCGATCTGGAACCAGGGCGATGCCGTTGCCGTGGTCAAAGAATTTCTTCAGCCACGCGCGCTTGGTTGACTGATGCCCGAACGGCGGGTTCATCCAGACAAGGCCGCGCCACTCCTTCGAGAGTGCGTCGGCCGATAGCCAAGCGAGCGTCGTAACATGGCGCGGCCCATTGAGCGGGCACGCCACGTCCAGGTCGAACGTCACCCCGAGCGCGTCGAAAATGTAGCGCGGAGTGTACCATTCGTCGCTCTCGCCTGCTGCCTCGTAAGCTGCCACCTGCGGCTCCCTACTTGTCAGCCATGACAGCGCGGAACGCGGCATGAATTTCAGCTTGCCGAGCGTAGTAGCGGTCCGCTTTTTCCTTGGGAACGTACCCTTCACCGCCGTACTCACCGCCGCAGAACGGACACGGCATGTCGCCGTTATTGTCGCACACGCACAGATCGCCGCCGCAGTGACAGTTTACTTCCATGTGGCCATTGCATCGCGGGCAAAGCACATGCCCGTCCGGGATGTCTGGCTCGAAGTGGTCGTAGTCGGCGTCTGACATGCCTCGGCTCCCTATTGAACAATTTCGTAGTCGCTCAGCACGCGGCCGTCTGCCGCTTCAAGGTAGTACGTGTCACCGATGCGGTCGATGCTTCCGGGCTTGCACAGGTGGTTAATCTTGAGATAGCCACCCGCTGAATTGGGGTGCGGCTGGTAATCGACTGCCTGCTTGTACATGTAGTGCCGCTTGCGCCGCGCGCCGACGAAGTGGAAGACCTTGAGCACGTTGCCGGGCTCGATCTTGCGCTTGTTCTTGTCGAACAATTCCACGGCTTGGCTCCCTCGCTTACTCTGCTGCTTCTGCAATCAACTCTTGCTCAGCGATATGACAAAGGAAGTCACACGCTGGCGAGATCGGGTTTGTCGTCGGATGGTCTGCCGGTATCTCGTCGATGAACCGACGCTCGTCGTTGATCCTGCACAGTCTCACGTCCAGGTCGCGCGACAGCTTCGCCATGCGTGAGAACTGCTCCGGGAACTGCTGCCGCACCAGCGCCCAATATGCCGGGCTCGTCGCCTTCACGCACGGGATGCAATTGTTGTTCTGGAAGCCAAGCGCGTACATCGGCGGCAGTGCGATGCCGGCCCGCTCAATCATGGCAAGACACGCTTCTTTATTCAGCCCGCGATCAATCAGCGGCGTTCTGATCTGCATCTCGAAATAGGTATCGCGGAGGCGCTTTGCGCGCGCCACGTCGGGACCGTCTGCGGTATAGCCGAACACATGGACATCGGTCGGCATCTGCCACGCCAGCCGGGGCATCACCTTCAGCTCCACCGTGCATAGCGCGCCGTCGATGCCGGCAAGATAGCGGCGCTTTTCGAAAACGTCCCAAGTGTCGGCGTATCGATCAGACCGGATGCGCTCGACTGGACGGCCGAACCACGCTTCGCAGTCGGCAATGAACCTGCTGTTTTCGGGATGCTCCGCACCGGTCTCGCAATAGACAGGGACAGCGGTCGGATCAGCGCGCAGCACAAGCTGCGTCGCTACGGCCGAAGCCGCGCCAGCGCTGAACCAACACACCGTCCGAGGCATCTCGTAGAACTCCCTACCTTTCGACGTCCCTCGCCCAAGTCGACACCCACAGACCCAGAACAATACCATGCAGAAACATCCACTCGCGGCCCACGCCAGACAAGTACGACATACCAGCCGACACGATCATCGCAACAACGAACGACCCCGAAACCACTGCTCGCGTCATCCACATGAACTCCCTTATCTTTTGCGGTTGGGCATGAGCACCCAAACGACGGTTAGGCCCAGCAACCGCATATCCTCGTTGTCGCCGTCACGCCACGCGCGAAATCCGTAGCCGCTACCGGCAGGCAAGGTTTGACGCACTTCGATCGCCGGGCACTTACCCATCATAGGATTGTTGGCCCACAGTTCTAACGCGGCGGCCATTTCCGTCATCACCCCAGGAGCAAGCACCAGTGTCGTTGAGCCGTTGAATGGATCAATCGGCGGCTGG